ATTGAAAGCGGCGCATACTTGCTCAAAAGCTCTTTTATAAGCGTTTTTTGAGCCATGGCATCAAATTCAGTCTTCCAAGGAGTTCCTGGTTTAAAATCTCCAATCTGCTTGTCGTAGGTTTTAGAATATTTCTGAGCATGTGCTATGACTTTTTCTTTTTTCCAAAAAATCATCTTTCGAAATCCATTGATCAATTCCAAACTTGCAAAATATCCCTCAACCTCTCCGCTATCAACTTGCTCTTCTTTGAGGTGTAACGTGCCATAAACTTTGTCGTATCGCAAAAATTCCTCTTTGTAAACGATGTCGCAGTTTATGTTTCTGATTTGTCCACTACGTTGTGCCAATTGGATAAAACCTCTGTAACCCATTTGGAATTGCGCTTCGTTTATTTTTACCCAAGTGTTCCCATGCTTCTCGCTTCTGTTATACGGTACTACGTATGCCATTCCAAGGCTTGGCTCAATCGGTAGTTTTAAAGTCGCTGCTTTCATGGCAGCATTCATAATGCTTGTATTTGTAGCTTTAGCTAGGTGACTATTATTGTTTATAATCGACAACAGACTTGCAACAAATTGTGCTTCACTCCCATCCAATACCGACTTAAATTTTTCTAATGCCGCTGGACTTTTGAATGCTTGTTGCGGTGTCAATGTATCGAATTTAGCTATTTCATTTGCCATTTTATTTTCTCCTTAAATTGTGTAAAGCTCTTCGCCTGTTTCATCGTCACAAATTCCTAGACCACCTAACGCTCTATAATTTTGTGCAACTTGATTCCAATAGCTCATGTTTTGAAAGTATGTTGACTCTAATATTTGTTCGTAACTCATTTCTTTCTTCCTTTCGTCTTCTTCAAATTCCAATTTTCACGCTTTAAGCGTCTATTTTCGTTTTGCAATTTCAAAATAATATCTTGTTGCTCGTTGATAATCTGACCCAGTTCTTGACCAAGATGAATATGCTCAGATCGCCAGTTGTCGATCTCTTCTTGTAGTTCCTGAATCATATTTCATCACCCACATATCGATACTGCCCGCATCCAACATAGATGTACTGGCTTGAGTCAAGTTCTTCTCGTTCTTCAGGCGCTTGCATGATATCTCTGTCATAATCAAACATGAGCATACACCTTCCCAAGATCCAGTGATTCGTTTTTTCTTCATGATTGGCCAAAAGCCATACACGGTTTTCAAGTTCAATTCTGGTCATCTTCCTGCTCCGCCTTTTCATTTTCTTTGGCTTCAACTGTGATTCTTAATCGTTTCATGGCTTCATCTACTGACTTGCCGTCTAAAACATCCTTGATCATGTGGCTTACATCGTGCATCGTTTGGGCTTTTGCCTTGCTTTCTTCGCTATCATGAGCCAAACCGAGGACTTGCATGAGTAAAAATGCTAAGCTTGCGTCGTGCATTGATTCCTGAAGTTGTTTTATTTTCTTGATTGTACTAATTTCTTTAAACATATTGTTTTCCTTTTTCGATTTGTTCTTTTTCTTTATAAATTGCCAATTGTTGTTTTAGGTCATAGATTTCTTGCTCACACATAAAGCGACGTATGCGCTCTTCGAGAAGGTCCTCGTTAAGCTCTAGCGCTACCACTCTCCAGTCAAGACTCACTTCATTGATGAACCCTTCGAGTCTGAGCTTTAACTTAGTAAGTAATTTCATTAAGCTACATCCTCCTCGTTAGATTGCTTGTTCATGCCTAGAATGATATCATAGTAGGAATGACCAGCAGGGATAACATATCCTGTTAAGTCTTCAACGACCGAACCATCTGCCATAATGTTTACAATTCTTGGTTTCCATTGCTCTTTTTTATTTTTCATGTTATAATTTCCTTGAATAATTTTGATATGCGCCTGATTGCCGTCAGGTGCTTTTTTGTTTATAAATTTGAAATTCTAACAAGAATTTCTTCTAATTCTTCTTTGCCTTTGATGTAACCAATCACATCATCGGTTATTCCTGACTCGTAATCCAAGTCCCACGAACCTGTTTTCTTGTTGTGTTTGACGACTGCTAATTCAAGCCCGTAAGAAAGCATATTGTGAACTACACTGGCACCATAACCGTTAGCAAAGTGATACTCATGCCTTGGGAATATAAAAAAGCTATTTGTATCTTCAATAAATTCTTCGCATTCAATTTCGATTTTAGGTAAATTGTATCGTCCCATACTTTATTAAAACCCCATTAATTTCTTTAACGTCTTTATCGTCTTTTGAAGTTGTTTTTCGTCGATAGAACCAACTGATAAATTCGTAGCGTTTATATTTCTTGCGCTTATTGTTAATTTTCGTTTTATCCTGCTATACGGATATCGTCTTGGTCTCATTCTATACCTTCGTCTTACTTTCCATCGCCCTGAGTTCAATCTCATGGCTGACTTGTTTCAATAGCTTCTCACACGCTATTTTTGCTTCTCTGTACGTTTTAGATTCGCTGATGAAGTAATCAGCAAGTTCGATTATTTTGTCTTCCATTCAGACTCCTATATATGGATATATCATTGGTACCAAAGCTGATAACACGTTCTATACCCTGTTTTTAACAACCGAAGCAATCGCTGAACTTGAAAGTCAGTTCAGAGGACCAACTCTAAAAGAACGAATAGAGAATGTCTTAGATTTTGCAGCTAAAATTAAGTCTGTTATTCCTTTTGTTTAACTCTATCAGCCAATGCTTTTCTTTTTAAACCGTTAAGACCAAAAGGGTCTTCTTTGATATCAAAGCAAATTTTTTCTATTGCTTCAGTTTGATTAAGAAGGATCTTTCTGTCTTCTTTTCTTGCCTTGAGTTCTGCATCTATAGACTCAAGGCTTTTGGCTATACGTTCAAGAAATTCTTCCAACATCTCTTTCTCTCCTTTTTTGAATTAGTTGCCATCACTTGATAGGATATCTGCTTCAAAACGAAACATATTCAGCTCATGAGCAAGTTCTTCAAGCTCGTGAGCTTTTTTATTGAACTCTTTGACAAGCTCATTAAATTTCTCCATATTCGTAACATTTACTTTAACTTCAAGGTTCATTGAATTTTTAGCCATTCTTCTTACCTACTTTCTTTATCTAAAATTTTTCCAAATATATTTTTCGCTTGTATATTTCCAGTATTAATCTTATTGATATTCAATACCAACTCAGGGTCTGCCTTTACAAAGGCGGACTCTTTTTGTCCACTATACGGATATCGTCTTGGTCTCATTTCCTCACCCCCTTTCAAATGTGGTATAATCAAAATAAAACGATTGGAGAGAAAATATGACTGAAAAAATTTGTTTTATTGTAACTGCTATCGGTGAATCTGGAACCGAGACTAGAGATAGAGCCGATGAGGTGTTTTCTTACCTGATATCCCCGGTCTGTGAAGACTTAGGGTATAAACCAGTACGAGTTGACCAAGTAGATGCAGTTGATAATATCAACGAAACTATCATCACCCACCTCAAGACCGCTCCAATGGTTGTAGCAGATATGACAGGCCACAATCCGAATGCATTTTATGAACTAGGATTTCGACAAGCTTTAGAACTCCCCTTAGTTCCTATCATACAAGCAGGCAATAGACTTCCTTTTGATGTTATATCCCAAAGAACTGTTTTCTATAACCTTTCTGTTGGAAAAATCGAGCAATCCAAAAGAGATTTAAAAGCTAAAATGAAAAGCTTTGAAAACTTCGAAATGCCTGAGAATCGTGCCGAAAGAAGTCTTACACTTGAAGATATTAATGACAATTTGAACAAAAAGCTAAACAAGATATTAAATCTTTTAGAAAAGCAACAGTCTTATTCTTCTCTCGCTCACAAGTATGATTTTGATTTTAAACCATTATCAGGTGACTATCAGTCAATTCTGAAAGATTTTCCGCATAAATTCAATCAAGTCCAGAACCATCCATTATTCCCCGAAGATAAGAAATAGCTAGCTCTTGTTGACTTTGCAGTTCAACAACCTCAGCAACTTTTTCGTTTACAAGTCTAACAGTCCTCAATATCTCGTTGAGGGCTGTTCTTTCTAGTTCGTTCATCTTTACACTCCTTTCAAACAAAAATCCTAAATTTTAAATTTCTCTCTTTTATTTATTTAGAGAAGTAGGACTTGTTGTTAATTAATATTTATTGTTATTTAATACTTGTTATTAGTTAATATTTGTTAGTGTGAAAAAAATTACATGTATTATTTTTACATGTATTATTTTTACACTTGCAAACCTTGTGACCGTAATTCAGAAAAAAGTCTCTCTTGCATTATTTGAAAACTAAATTCTGATATTTTTCTATCAGAGAAAAATCTAAAAATTCGCGAACCAGCCCCGCGCCCAACAGATACCTTAATTTCCCGCAAATAACCCGCTTGTTTCAATTTTTCAAAGTGCTTCAAAACAGTTCGATAATTCAAGCCCGATCGTTTTGCTATCTCTTCAGGATAAACTTGCCAAGTGGAAATATTGCTCAAAACAATCATCAGTACTCCTATTTCAGCCGCTCCAAGTGCAGGATCGTTGATGAAATCATTACTAACAGCGGTGTAGTCGTTAGTTGGATTCCTGAAATATGAAATCCACTTTTAAGTTATAAAGTTTTTTCTTATCCATACGAGCTCCTTTCTTTATTGATATGAGTTTTTAAGTTACCGTTTTGGTGACTTCCTTGGCAAAAAAATATCTTGCAAAGGTTTATCAAAAAAGCTACGCAAGAAAAACATTTCATCCTGAGTAAAAGCACTTTGCCCCTTCTCTTTCTGACGATATGCAGTTTCTGAAATACCTAATTTTCTTGCTAATTGTTTTTGCGTTATGCCTTTTTCTTTTCGTAATTGATAAAGATATATCTGCACGCACTCACCCCCTTATCTTAATTCATCTAAGCTGATTTCCAGTGCATCAGCAATTTTACATATATTAGGCCAAGAAAGGTATTTTACCTTTCCACTTTTTAAGTCAGAAAAGAAACTTCGATTAACTCCAGCCATTTTAGATAATTGATGCCCGTTCAAATTTCTTTCCTGCATAATTCTGTTTAATTGTTCCCTCATGTTACACCTCCGAAAAACACTATATGTTGTCAAACAAATATATTTAATTACAATATGTTGTGCTTTTCTGCTATCTATGTTATAATCAATCTTGACTAAGACCTCTCACGTTTTAGTCGAAAATTTAACAGAAAGGAGGAAACTATATGTCTAAACTAACTAAAGAAGACGTTTCTCAAATTTCTCAAGACATTATCAACGATGCTATTCCAGTTATCGAAGATATGTTGGATGAAGTATTTAAAAATTATCCAATTGACATGGAGATTAGAAAAGCTATTCTCCATAGCGTTTTTGTCGCTTATAAACTAAGCACAGAAACTACAGTTTCGTTGCTAACACAACTTGTAAACGCTCAAGAAAACTAGTGTTTCTTAGAGCATTTTCT